CTTTTTTATTACTATTAACTCCCATGTCAGACTTAAATAAATCTAGTGCTCGACTAGCTGAATCTGGGTCACTTGCATTACTGTATATCCAGTTTTGAATTGACTCAGGTTGAGATTTAGCCCACTCATGAAAATCATCACTGTTTCTGATATCATCAAAATCAGGATGATTAGCTCGTAGTGCTTTCTCAGCATCTAATCTAACAAGTTGCTGTTCTCTTTCTTGTAAAAGTTTTACCTTTTCTTCAAGTTGTTTTGCTCTGCTTTCGCTTTGCATACTAGCAACAGTTTCTACTACATTATAAACATCAGGATATTTTTCTTTAAACTCATTAAGTTCTTCTTGAGATTTAGGTGGGGTATATTTTACCTGACCTTTTTGTGCTTGTTCTAATAGTTCAAGCTCTCTCTGTTTAAACTCACCAAGCTTACTATCGTAATGCTTTTTTAAGTCGTCATATCTTTTTTTATAGTTGGGTCGCTTGTAGGGTTGTTTTGAATCTTCTTGAACTTGTTGTTCTTCATTTACCCCCTCTTCAACATTTTCTTCTACATTATTACTTTCGGGGTCTGGAAAGTACACATTTTCAGATGAAACAAATTGTTTATCTTCTACATTGTGCCAACTTTTTTTCATATTATATGGGTTAGCTTTTTCTTCTTTTTTAGCCATCTTATTCTCCTATTAAGTGCTTTAACAATCTTTCAAGGTAGCTGCTGTACATGCAGGGCTTGTCTTGTAAAGGTCGCCTTTCGGTTAAATTTAACTACGCATATTAGGTCTACCTAACATACCTTGACTTATAAGGTCTTCTTCTTCATCTTTTACTAACAGTGGATTCACTGTAGAAACCGATTCTGGTCGATTAATGTTATAAGTCATTTCAACTTTTTTAGTATTGTCAGGTTGGTCTTCTTGCATATCCATTGACATGTTTTGAGGACCCCCTTCTTGCATAGCTTTTCTATCTTCCCCAGCATCATAAGCAGCTTCAGCATCCTTCATCATTTTCATGAGGTTGTCTGCACCAATCTGCTCTACTGATTTTGCTGTAAAGACAAATTCTCCATCCGATAACCTTGCAGGTATCGAATCAGAGACTCCTGTGCCGGGTCCATCGACTTCTCCGGCTCCAGTAAACTCTGAAGCTTTTTCAATCACTTTGTCGAATATCATACTCAACTCAGGATTAGCTTCCAGTTGTTCCATTAACATAGACTCTTCTTGTTTGGATAGAGCTTCATCTATCACAAAGTCTACAAATTGTTCTTCCATTTTTTCGTCAGGTAGCATTTCCATTTCACCACCTTCTTCATACATAGCTCTTAGTTCTGCCATTGGGTCGCCACCCACTCTCATTTCTTTTCTATCTTCAGCAGCTTCTTTCATAGGCTCTTTTTTATTACCATCACCATCTAAATCTAAAAAGTCTGGTTTTGAAACTTTATTACCTTTACTGTAACCCATTCTAGACATTTCATCTGATAATAAACTTACTTGTAGTCCACCTTCATTATTTATTGCTCTAGAAACAGGTTCTAAATTATCCATTAAATCTAATTGTTTATTAATATTCATATCCATACTTGCTAAATCATCTAAATATTTATTTATAAAATCTTTAATTGTTTTAGTATCATCATCTAAGAAAACACCAAAAAATTTACTTTTTTGTGGGTTTTTACCTTTTGCTATTAATAATAATTCATCTAAAGCAGCAGCATCACTAAAAGCTAATTTATTTTTTGAAGATGTAGGTAAAGCATTATCATCAAATTTTCTTACTTTATTTTTTAAAAAATCATATAAAACTTCTGCTTCATCAGGAGTTATTTTTTCTGGTTTAAATTTATTAAGTTCAGGAAAATCTTTAGAGTCTGGAAAAAGTTGATTTAATCTATCTTGACTAACTTTTTGAAATTTTTGTAATTCACTTTGATTTTTTACAGAAGCTTTACTAGCTGTTTTTAATATTCCTTTTAATA